TTACCGCTTGTCAATGCCGTTGCAAGGGCCGGATTGGCTTGTGAGGCCGTGCTAATCATGCTGTCTGATGCTTGGCCGTAGGTTGTGCCAACTGCGCCTGGTGCTGTTGTAACTACAAACTGAGGTGCAGCGGTGATACTTGACAGAGATGTGCCAGTAGGTGCAGGAGCAGGTGCAGGTGCAGCTTGTGCAACCTGTTGAACCTGTTGTGGGGTCACATTCATACCAGTGGCTTGGCTTACCAAACTAGCAATGGTGCTAGGGTCTGTAATGCCATAGTTGGCAGCAGCCCTGAGAATTGCCTGTTGCCCATCAGCAGAACCCATGTTGTCATTGACAAATGTAGTCCATTGAGCTGGCAAACCATTTACAGCATTTGATACCGCATTATTGACTGTTGATAAATCCATTACTTCCCCTCATACATTGTAATAGGGCACTTTGAATGCCTTGCCATTTACAGTGACGTTGATAAACCCCACAGGATTAGCTGGTAACGTTGCCGATCCAGTTGTTGCTGTGGTAGCCGAGGAGAAGTTCAACAAGTTCAAAAAGAATTGTTGCCATGCCCTAGTAGGCCGATTCGTGTTCTTGTCTAAAAATTCTGCCTGTGGATAAGGCTGAATCTGACTGGTATTTTTTGTGATAGTCAATTTTCACCGCCAGTCATCTTTAGGTTTGCCGAAACAATCACGGCTTTGACAGGATCGGTCACAACGACCTCAAACACTCTGTCTCTAGCCGTACCTAAACGCCTCCAAATTGCACGATTCTGGTATCTACCAATAGCGCCTATTGTAGTCCAATGTTCCTTACTCCATGTACTTCCACCATCATCTGACCATCTAAGCATAGCCTGTGGATTAGTTGTGGGTGTTTGCGAGTTAACAGCATTCTGGTTGCCCAAATAGATGGTTTGGGGCGCTGCAATGGTTAACGTGGCATTGGCTGCAATGATGTAAGGAGACGATAAAAACGTAGCTGTGTTGAGAGATAGACCAGTCTGACCCACACCAGGCTCAAACTGAATCTGCAATTCCTCAAAAAACTGACGTTGGAAATCTGCAACAAGGTGAGGCGCACGCCTTAGTCTTCTAATGAACTGGCCATCGTCTGTGTAATTGAGCTTGTCTAGCTCGTAAATCTTACCATTGGCATAGTCACCTACCAGAACCATTCCCTGAAATACGGCACAACAGCTCCCTCTGTGTCTTTGGTATTCATTCTGGTTTGTACAGTACAACCATTTGTGCCATAAGCCAGAGGCAACGTCATAACACCAAGTGAGGTTAAGAGTAGGAAACGAAATAACATAAACTTCATGGCCTTCTAGTTGGTAAGTCCACGCAATAGCATCGCTGATATATTGATTCGCTAGTGTGTTCTCCACAGCATGGGTTGATATCCTTTGTGGGATATAGCCCTTCATTTGCATAATTTGCCCTTGTCCCCGATTGTTTCTAGACAAATAAGCGAACGAATCGCCTAGCCTAGACACGCTGAACTGAGCAACAATGCCATGCTGGGTTGAAGTGCCAGGTATCCTTTGAAATGGGAAAGGGAATAGACCCGCATCCACCCATACCTCAGAACTGGCCTCACCCATTAAATAAATCTCTCGATGGTCAACAATCAAAGCAACCAAGTTATCGGGTGATCCATCTTTAGACCCAAACGATAATTGCTGAGAAATAGGACTCAAAGCGTCTGACGCACCAAACTGTTGTGAACTTGGCCGGTTGTAGACAAAGTAGTTGTCAATGATGTCTACCGAGTTAGCACCGCTAAATGCCCCATCAGATGCCGGTAAAACAGTAAAGTCTAGCGCATACATGGTCTCACTAGCTATGGCCGTATTGCTAGACAAAGTGTAATTATTAACACTTCCTGCGGGCGCTGCAATAGCAATAATGATGGTGTCTACAGGTATCCCTGCGCCTTGGATCGTCTGGCCAAGGTACAAATTAGCTGTTGTAGCTAGGTTAGCGTTCGTAGAACCAGTGGTAATTAAACCTGTAAAACTAGTTGTTGTGGCGCTATTCATTAGCGTAGCGCTCACAGTCTGGGAAATATTGATAGTCCAAGTACTGCCAGAACCACTCAAGATCACAGTTTCTTGAGACACGCCAACACCAAATAGCACCTGACCCACAGCAATAGTACCGCTTTGTAGGTTACTAATTGTTAACGTAGTTCCTGAGATAGAACCAGTAAAAATAGCCGTTGTGGGGGTTGTAATCCTCCATGTGTACCGATAATTGCCATCAACAATGTAGCAGTTCAAGCCATTGTCTGTAATACCAACACGGCCAGAATTAGAATTAAGAATACCAACGATCTGGGGTGTTAATGTGCTGGACAAAACATAGACGTATGCGCCACAGACTGCAATCATTTGATTGCCACCTGATAGTGTACGCATACCCCTAATTTCTGCACCAGCGGGCAGCACAACCTGAGTGGTTAAGCCTGGCGTTGGATAGAGCGCAATAACCCCTCTTGATCCTTCTGGCTTAGTAGGATCAATTTCTGGAATAAAGTTAATACACTCACTTGCATCCTGATAGATGGATTGAGCTGTGTAACTTGCACCTACAAAACCAAAATCAGGCATTTATTGTCCTTAACGTAGGAAGCCGCCAGTCAAAATCCAACCAGCATCCTTTGCCCTGCTCATTAGCAAAGCATCAGAGTATCTAGCACTCTGAACAGGTTTCATATTAGTACGCTTTAACGTACTCTTGCCTTGCGCTGCAAAGGCGTTAACCATCTGTATTTGTGTAGGACTAGCCTTACCATACTGTGGCATTAAACGCTCTGCTAAACACCATTCTAGACAGCTCTCAAAACCTTGTGGCAACAACATGGTGTCATTGATTGAGGTGTATTGGCTGAACAAAGTATCGGCAAAAATGTGCATCTCGCCTTGGGCTGGATTAGGCCAAACAAACAAGTTACCAAGCGTTTCTGTGGGCTGATAGTACAAAGCCTTTGGCCAAGGGCCGTTAAGCGTTTTTAGACCAATCATTTCATAGTCTTCAACATTCAGGATAGCGACTGGGTAATCTAGCCCACCATTTAGGATTGGCTGGCCATTAGATGATGTGTTAACTCGCACAAAGGCAGAATTGATGCTCAATGGTCGCTGATAAAAGGCGTTCAAGGTTGTAGAACTGACATTTTGCGACACGTTTAGCTGATATGTACCCGCTTCGTTCACGTTTCCACCAGCGCCACTCAAGAATCCTGTGATCTTAGTGCCATTTTGCACACCAGTTCCAGTGATTGTCATGCCCAAAGAAATAGCGCCAGATGTGATTGCGGTCACAGTTAGAACGTTATTTGAAATTGATCCTGTAAAGACTGCACCGATCTCACCGCCAGGGCCAATAGTGTATTGGGTCTGACCTGGTGTTAGTGTGTAGATGATTTCTGTCTTGTAAAACACCATCATTTGCTCGTTAGACCACTGGTCAATCATACGATTCATCATAATGAATGCGTCTTGAGCAGCCTCTGGACTAGGCGTTTCCCCCGCAGCTAGTGCGCCAATGTCTTTTAAAGCAGAGCTGATAATATCAATGGGGGTAGTCATGAATTATCCTTTTATATTGGGAATAAATATTTGAGGTTTCCAAGGAGCAACGACCTTCTCTTTGGCCAATTCTTTGTGTTGCTCTAAGATTCTTCCCGATATTACAGGGTTGCCGTCAATAATCTCGTCTTCTTGTATCCAACTGATTACAAGTTCTTCTGTGATTGATTCAAACGGCACGTCAGAGTGGGGTTTTCTGAATGTCCAATTACCCTCTGCCTCAACCAATTGCTCGTTTTCTACATGAGAAATATGGTACTTGACGGCCGTAATAACGCCATCTTGTGCTTCTATTTCGTCAATGCGCCATTTCATGCTGCAACCCAATTGGTTGTGGTTTCATCCCATATATACATTTTTTCATCAGATGGATATGCAACAGGAGCATCCCACAAACAAGTGGATTCATTTAGCACCCAAGATGCGTAGGGTTTGGGAGGAATGAAAGCATCTCTGCCAGCGTCATAGGTGTATCCAAGGCCAGCGTAATTCTTACGAAATGGAGTTCCACCTAAATTGTGTACACCTCCGTTTGTGTTGTAACTGGTCTGTTTGTATACGTCACCAGTGCGAGAAGACAATTCGGCTTCTTTGCCATTGTCTTCATCTCTGCCGACAGTGACAAATACTACTACGTTGTTTTGATCTAGTTTTGCAAAGTGTGCCATTTTTTTCCTTAGTTAAATGTCACAGTTTCTGAAGTTGTTGATGTTGCCGTAATTGTATAAACTTTATTACCACCAACTGTTGCAGACGTTTGTGTCACACCAGCAGAAAAAGTTGCACTTCTTGCAACTGGTACAGAAATAATAACAACACCTGAACCACCATTGTATCCAGCAATACCTTGCCCGCTTGCTCCACCGCCACCGCCTCCAGTATTTGCAGTCCCTGCCGTTCCAACAAGAATTGAATCACCACCTTTACCACCACCTCCAGCACCAGCTGCGCCTCCAGTTACACCAGTACTGGGAGTACCACCACCTCCACCTCCAGCATATGTAACTGAACTGCCAGTTATACTAGATGCTGAACCTGCACCACCATAACCAGCAGCTGTTCCCGATGCGGATGTTATTGTTTGACCCGCTTGTGAAGCACCACCACCACCTCCTGATAGGTAATTTTGGCCTGACCCTGGTCTTCCAGCTCCACCATTATTACCTTGTCCAGATGGAGTGGCTGTACCGCCCACTGAGGTTATACCAGAATCTTGTGCTGCTCCACCACCGCCAGAACCACCTGGCGCACCCTGTATGTCAACAGAATTTCTATAAGGTGCTCCACCGCCCCCGCCATATCCAATTACACTACTGAAAACTGAATTAAAACCAGTTCCACCAATAGCACCAGTATTACTAGCTGCTGATGGTGATCCTGTCCCGCCACCGCCAACTGTTAGTGTATAAGATGTTTGAGTTACTACAGATAAAGTGCTTGTAAGATATCCTCCAGCACCTCCACCACCACCATGTTGAGTTGCCCCTCCACCACCACCAGCCACCACTAAGTAAGTAGCAGTAAAATTAACAATTGGCTTTTTGGTGCCAGTAAAGAAAAAGTCTAGTGCGCCAAACATTATGCAAACGCCTGTGCAAATGTGCCGTACCAAACGCTATTGATACAGACAAAACTTAGAATATCCACGCCTGTGGATGCCGTAGTGGTTATTGTCGGAGCAGTACCGCCAGGCCACTTAACGCCTGTAAACGTAGCAGTTCTTGATCCTGTGCCGTCTTGGATTAGCTTGACAATGAACGATGTGCCTGATGTTGCCGTGGGCATTGTAAACGTACAGTTACCAGTTAACGTGTAACTTAAAACAGTGCCTGATGCCAATGACAAAGTAACCGCTGTGCTTGAGTTTGTCAAAGCCGGTGCTGTTTCTGTATATCCAGTAACTGTTGGAGTTGTCAAAGTAGCACTGGTTGCAAGTGCAACAACAGTACCTGATCCTGATGTTGTGTAAGAAGTACCCCAAGCCGATCCTGTGGAGTTTGCGATACCAGCGCCAGGATAAGTCTGTGATGCTGCAGCAGTGGATGTCCAAGTCGTCCCGTTGCTGGTCAACACGTTTCCATTTGTGCCTGGTGCGACCACCTGAAACGCGCTAGTTCCGTTGCCTAGTAAAACGTTATTGGCAGCAAATGTTGCAGCACCTGTACCGCCCACAGCGACTGTCAATGGGCCAGAAATCATGGCGCTAGTAACAGTAGCAGAATCCCCAGACGTAATAAATGTGCCTGTGGTCGATGGGATAGTGATTGTGAACGTGCCAGCGGTGTTTGCACCTGTCAACGTTATTGAGCCACCACTATTGGCTTGGAATACTAAATTGGACATAAAATCTCCAGAATTTTAGACATTTTAAACGATTTGTTTAAATTAGTCTCCATGTTGATGATGATGGAATGGTCACAGAAACACTAGCAGCCAAGTTCAATGGCGCTAAAGACAAAGCATTTGAGTTTGCGGGAATGGTGTAACTGCTAGATACTGTGTTTGAATTGGTAAATATGCCATTACTAGCCACCATTTCAGGAGAATCTAGCTCTCCAGTACTAGGATTATATTGGTATTTAGTACTACTTGTGTAAATAGTTGATGCCGTTCCACTTGTCTGATTGGCAAACAATGGATATCGAGTGGCGTTTGTGCTGGTATCGTCAGAAATGGTACTTGATCCACCAGTTGCTGTACTAGCTATCGTGATTGATCCTGACGCATTAGTAACAGTTATGTTACTTCCAGCCGTGATTGTGGACAATGTGTAGCCAGTACCATTGCCGATCAACAACTGGCCATTTGTGGGCGTTGTGGTCAATCCTGTGCCACCAAACCCAATCCCTAGCGTTCCAGAGCTGATATTTGATGCGTTTAGGCTTGTTAAACTAGCCCCAGAACCGCTAAATCCTGTGGCCGTCAATATACCTGTACTAGGATTGAATTGGTACTTTGTGGAGCTTGTGTATTCGGTTGTAAGGTTTCCAGCCGTCTGGTTAGCAAACAAAGGGTAACGCACTGCGTTGGTTGTGGTGTCATCAGTAACAGTAGCGTATGCGACAGGCGTAACCCAAGTAGGTGCGCTTGTGCCATTAGATGAAAGTACTTGGCCACTTGTACCGGCTGCGCTGATGGCCAAAGCACTAGCGCCTGAGTAGACAACCCCACCCGCAATGGCCGTTAGGTTAGCGTTTGTACCGCCATTAAACAATGACACCTGACCAACAATATTGCCCGCCTGAACAGACAAATTGCTCTTATTGACGTAGATTTGACCGCTAGCGTTTACATACGAAACTGTGCCGATCTTTACCGCATAGCCAGTGGGCGGTATCGTATTCTGATAGAAACCCGCAGAATAGGGTGATAGATACAGCGTGTCTCCAACTGTGTATGTACCAGTATTAACACCCGAAACAACCCCAATCGTGGTCACATAACCAGCTGTGCCTGTTGGAATAGCTTGGTTAGCCAATCCAATCACGTTGGCAGTAGTTAGACTATTGGCAATAGCTAAAGCAACAGTAGGATAAACAAACCCGCTGGATGTGCTTGTAATGTAGACAGGTTGCCCAACATTGATAGTCGATCCGGTATTGTTGTAAACCTTTAGCTGAATCTCTTGGCCGATGTGAACCGCATTACTGGTTACATCGTTGTAATAAGTTAATGTCTTTTGTGTTGAGTCGTACCAAGTGCGGCCTTCAACATAAGATGGGGCACTTGATGGCGTAAATGATAAATAATTACTGATCGTATCGCCCGAGTGGGATACTGCACTTTCTGTGCCACCAGTAATTGCCACATTATTGGCGTTTTGGGTAGACATTGTACCCAGCCCTGTGATGGCTGAATTTGGTATTGTTGTGCTTGCGGTAAAAGCACTCGTGCCGTTGCCGTAAACATAACCTGTTAGCGTAGACGCTCCAGAACCTCCAGACGCTACAGCTAGGGGGGATGATAGGCCTGATATCGTACCGCCTGTGATAGCCACGTTATTGGCGTTCTGCGTGGACATTGTGCCCAAGCCAGAGACATCAGTATTTGGGATTGTGGATACAGTTGAAAAAGCACTTGTTCCATTAGCCTTTAAGTAACCAGACGTAAACGTTGTTGCGCCTGTTCCTCCGTATGCTACACCAATCGTTGTCGCGTTCCATGTCCCTGTTGTAATAGTCCCAACGCCAGTAATTCCTGAATAGTTGCCAGTAATTAAAGAACTAGATATAGTGCCGCTCGTTATCTGAGACGCTGCAATTGCTATATTTTGTGACGTTGCGCTAGTGACTTGACCTTGTGCGTTAATAACAAAGGTAACAGTTTGACTAGCAGACCCATAAGATGCTGCTGTTACACCTGTGTTTGTAATGCTAAAAGTATTTGAAGATAAAGTTAATCCTGTGCCAGCATAGTAGGTTGAATTACCCGAAAACTGCACCCAAGGCATTGCAGTGACGTTAATTGTTCCTGTTGTTGCAGCAGTACTAACCCAGCCAGTTTCAGCTTGGCCACCATTTAAAACCACTGTGTATGCGCCTGGCACTTCAGACCACACATCCAAATCAGTTGACCTTGACCAAGCACTTGCTGACGCTATGTATATACCATTCTGTGACGTTGTGGTCTGATTTTTGACCAATACTCTGTCACCAGCCACTGTGGTGTAGCCGTCAATGGTTTGTAGGCCAGTGAGCGAGATGTTTGCGGTTGTGCCAACCTGACACGCTGCTTTAGGGCCAAGACCCTGTGCCACGCTATCAACGTAGTATTTGTTGGCTATGTCTGTTGAACTAACTGGTGATGTGGTAATCGTGCCAGTTGTTGTCGTGATGTTTGTGAAAACGCCTGTAGATGGCGTAATTGACCCAATCGGTGAAGAATCTAGCGTACTGTTTGTAATCGCTAAACCGCTTTGTGGGCCTGAAATGGTAACTGTAAATGGCCGACCCTGACCTATAAAGGTCTGAAACGTTCCATCGAGGTTGAAATAAGCCTGTACAGGCAGTAAGTTTTGGTCGATGGTTGTGTTAGGGCCGGACATTATCAGCTCTGGTCTGACATTGGGGTAACGTACAAAGTGCTTGTACTTGATCCAATTGTTGTAATGGAAAATGAATTAGGGGGAACTGCGACCACCATTGGCACGCTCATTCCCACACCAAGAACAAACGAATTGCTAGGCGTTCCAGCCACCGGCAACACCGCAGGGGGTGCGCTAGTAGGTGTAATCGTCACAGCAACAACATTTGATCCTAGATTCAATAATCCAGCATAGTTGATCTGGTCGTTACCAGCGGGCGTAATCGTCACAGCGGTCGATGAAGACGTTGTAACAGATATAGCCGTGGTAGGGCCAGCAATCCTATATACCGAGGTATTAGACATGATTAAACAACGTTTGCGGGCAAAGGACTGTCTTCACAAGTCTTGACGCTAACCAACAATGTTGCTGCCGCTTGGGTAACAGAACCGCCAGTTAAGTTCAACAAACGAACAATAATTGCATTGTCAGCATTGGTGTAAGCATTACAAATACCAACACCGACAGTCATTGCAGCGTCAATTTGGACTTGAATCTTGTCTGTGGACTTAACGCCAGGGCAAGCAATCGTTACTTCAGTCGTGGTAGTCGAAAAAGTAGTGCTGGGAAACGTTAGTTGGCAAATAGTATGCGCTATAACATTTCCACGGCAAATAGTGGTTTTTGACATGGTTATTCCTTAAAAAGAATGATTAATTGTACATTAAAACAGAAAAAGCCACCCCTTTTGAGAGTGGCTTCTTCTTATTTACTCACAGATTAGGGTAAAAATGTGAGGTCATAGCCGTAGATGAACACATCGCAAGTCGCTGCAATCGTAGTACCAACGTTAACATAAATATTAGTTGGGTTAGAAATAGCAGTGTTGAGATTTGTTGCATCGCTAAGGGTCACATAAGGGCCACCGGTGTTGCTAGTCAAAGCAGCGGTAGTCAATATAGTTGAACCTGTTGCACCTGGGCCAGTATATGCACCAACAGTGGCTGTAGCAATAGTGGTGGTTGCACCGCTAGAGTTCAAGCCATTGGTGATGACAACTTTTGTAGGTACAAATTTGCTCACATCCAAAACGACCATTGGTGTGTCACCAGCTAGGGCCAAATTTACGGATTGTGCTGATGCAATCAAACGCAATGCTTGGTTAGTACCAAGAACTTGTGGGTGATTGCTTACTGTGGTTGCTGGGCCTGGATTTGCCATGATTAATTCTCCTTTAAGTTAATTAAGCTGCAACACGGCAAGCGAGTTCAGGATATAGCGGTGCCCAACCATACAAGACATCCAAACGAGTAGGAATACTATCGTTATTGATGGTGTATTGGCGAACCACACGCATTGACAAACCGATTTCCTTGTCGGAGGCACGACCAGCAAAGTGGACACCCTCTGGCAACTCAAGATCGGCTACTGCCAATGTAAACGCATTGCGGTGCATAATGATATTCTGTGGTGACACAGTACCAGTATTGTTGAAAGGCGTTACAGTGGATGCGCCAGCGTTAGTCACTGACACGTTCTGGAACTGACCAGCCGTGATAATCGCAGGGCTAACAGTCACGCTAGTTGTACTTGATGTTGCCACAGTAGCGGCAGCAGTCACGACAAAGTTGCGTAGCTTGTTAGAACCATAAGCCTGACGATTCTGGGGGTTGACAGCGTACACGTTAGCAATTTGGATAACGTCACCAACGTTCAACTGACCGGCTGCTGTCGTTGCTGACAGAGCGATAGTTGAAGTTGAAGCCCAACCAGAGGTTAGGAAACCAGTTGCAGTTGATGTATTGCAAGACAATACGGACGTAGATGATGAACCAAACGTTTGGCTTACAACGTTTTGATCCATTTTCCAGTTCATCAATTCTGTTACTTTCAGCTTTTCAGCTTACTGACCACCTTTCGATGGCGGGGTTGATTCTTCGATCTACCCTCAGAGGCTTCTTTTGTTATACCTCTGTTCAGACTATCGCATCCCTTTCGGGTTCTCTCACTTAGTCGTTCACGGTGCTTATCGCTTCCGCCCTGTCGTCTGCTTCCAG